CTTCAAGAGATTTGTTTTCCGTGTGCTCTGCAACTTCCACCATGAGTCGTTTTGAGAGCTCTCTTGCTGACTTGAAGCCGACATAGTCATTTACAATATCATATATTTTTTTTGCTTCAGTTATGTCTGTTGGCACTTTAGGATACCTCCACCCAGTCAGGATACATTTCTCTAAGAGTATCTAGCCTGTCACGAGCATCGACCAAGAGATCCAGTGTTTCGTCAAGGTTTTTGTAAAAGTCCTCTGTCGAATGATCTCCAATACCGACCGCATTTTCAGTCAAAAGCTTAAGCGAAAGCTTTGCCTTTTCCTCGTCTGAAATGGCCTTGTGGTAAAGGTATGAAACGGCTAGGTCTGAAATTGTCATCTAAAGCTCCTTATAGGCCCTCTGGGCCTTGTCAATCCAAGGTTTAATATCGGAAGTTATTACGTCTACATTAAGCTCTGCTATATCATTACTATCGAAATTTGGAAAATATAATCTATATAGCATTGAGCATTGTTTTTCTATTTTTTCTGCCGCCTTCAGGCCAGCTTCGTCGTTGTCCATTAAACATACTATAGACAGCGCTCCTGACTCATCAAGAAGATGCTTTTGGTCATTGTTAAATGCTGTGCCAAAAATAGCAACAACATTATGTATTCCAGCCTCTGCAAGCTTCCAAACATTTCCGGGAGACTCAACGAGTATTGCGACTCCGCTGTCTAAAATATAATTCTTAGCCTTCCAATAATTATACAACCATTTTTCCTTTTGGAAACCTTTACTGTGTAACCATTTTGGAGAGTGTTTACATTTTTTTCCTTGCTCATGATGATTGTTGCACTCTTTACACTTGGGAAAAATACTTCTACCGGTACACCCTACAATAAACTTATGGTCATTGTCGTAAATGGGAACAACAGCCCTCTGATACATTGGCTTATATTTGTTGTCACAGTAACCAACATCATACTCCTCAAGAACCTCTCTGGAAAAGTTTCTGTCTAAATAATACTGACAAGGAACCTGAACCTTCTCTCGATACTGATCTTGGGTGATTCCTAGGGTTTTTCCCTTATTACTGGAAAGACTATTTACGAGCCCTCCAAATTGCATCTTTTCTATGTTTACATTTTCAGTGTTTAGTGCGGAAAAGTCCTGATCTAAAAATTTAAGAAGGAACTCCACTGCTTCTGTAAAGGTTGCCTCCTTGTCTCCCTCAGACTCCCAGTTGTAATTAAATTTAGATAAAGCCCCTCTTATAAATTGTATAAAGCTATTTCCAAAAATCTCCTCGCACTGGTGGGTTCTGCACTTGTAGTGGATTTTGTAGTCGCCATTGTAGTACATGTTAAGGGCGCTTGGATTATCCCCACCATGTATAGGACACACAGACTTTATTAAGATTTCATTAGTGTATGATTTTCTGATTCCAAAATATTCATATATTTGATCTATGTATCCTGCCGCTAGCTTGGACAATGCCCTAAGCTTTGCGTAATCCCCATATTTATACGAATGGGATGTCTGTGTCGTCTTCGTAGAATTCTTCTTCATCGTTTGCATTAATCCCGTCCTCTAGTTCGAATGCTGTGCATCCTTCTGTTATTTGACCACAAGAGCCCTTCATCATAACATTGATGTAGTCTCGATCTTGCAGACCTTCTCCGTGTCTTGCTATGACAGGAACAAGCTTCCTGTTTCCATTCTCAGGGCCGTCCTTAGCTATTTCCTCATCAGACTTGTTCTTGTAAATGCTGAAGTTTGAACACAGCCAAATGATTCTATCTGAGCCAGATGCGGTGTCAGTGGTTTCTTTGCTTATTCCGTCTCTGTTGAGCTGGACAAATGAGAGTATTGGGACCTCATACCTGAGCGCAAAGTTGTGCAGGGCAGTCATCATAAAGCCCAGAACCTGAAACTCCTTCATGTCGCTTTTAATTTCAGCAGAGTCCATAAGCTTAAGATAGTCATAAATGATAACGCAGTCTTTGGCTTTTCCTTTGTCGTTTAGACCTACCACCTTTGCTATCCATCTTCGCATGATTGATATTTGATCTTCAAACGCAGCGCCACCTATTGACTTAAAGTAGTAGGGAAGGTCTTTGATTTCCTGAGCAGCATCAAAAACCTTTTTCTTTGAAGCTGGGTCTTCTGAGAACTTACCTGTTTCTATATCGCTAATATTGACACCGGTAAGCATTGCCATCAGCCTATTCTGGTGGTCTTCTTTTCTCATTTCAGTGTCTAGATTTAAAACAGGGACACCAGAACGAGCAATATGAACCCCCATGTTATCGGCAAGGAGCGTCTTTCCTGTCTTCGGTCGAGCCCCGATGACATTAACTGTACCTCTCCGTAGGCCTCCCCCTATAGCAAAGTCGTATCTGGGATAACCAGTTGAGATCCCTATTTGGTCTAGGGGGCTCTCGGATAGTTCCTCTAGGTAATCCTCTACATCACCAAATATTTTTATTGGAGCCTCGTCGTTGTCTGCCAATACTGAGGTAAATTCAAAAATAGACTCTTCAGCGATTCCCAATATGTTTGAAATCGGCTCGTCGCCTTTAAGTTCCAGATACTTTTCCTTTGTTAGCTCAAGCTGGTCATACATCATGCGAGCTATCTGAAGCTTTCTTGCCTTCGCAGCAAAGGGCCTCACATTCTTTAAGAGCACTGGGAATTTCATAATCGAAGAGAGGTGTGAAATCTCTTGGTTATTAAAAAATCCATCTAGCCCTATCTCTTTAGCTGTAGATAGTATCAGGGGGACATCTATTTCGGCGGAGTCGTCTTTTTCCATTATGTGCTTTAGGCACGAATAGATAGACATATTTGATTCTATAGTAAAAGTGTTCTCTTCTATGATGTCTGCAACATCAAAAAGTGCACTTGAGCCATATCGACAAATGCCCGATAGTATGGCACGTTCTGCTGGTAGGTCTTGTAATATCATCCGTCACACGCCTGAGTTGAACATTGGTTACATTTCCATCTACTGACATCGTAAACCACGCTTTGAGAAACGTCTTTAACGATTCCGCAGATCCGACACTCTACTTCCACTAAGTCAGAAGATCTTCCACCTCTGGGCCCTCGCTGCACTTCACTGTGCAACTTATCATCCTTGGAAGCTGTCTCTAGTTCAGCCCGCTCGGAAGCGCTCAACACAGTGTTCTCCATAAAATCAATAAACTTGTTATGCCTTTTTTTAGAGGTTTCTAGACTTGTTGTTTTACAGGCATTGCCCTTGCTTTCAACACGACGCCCTCTTCTATTTCCCTTGTTCTTTTTTCTTGTGCCCTTTCCTCGACGACTCCTCCTTTTCTCGGGACCTATTCTGTGAACGGTTTCTTTATCGTCTACATCGCTTGACTCAGAAAGGATTTCTATAAGCTCCTCCTTGGTGAATTGCTTTACCAGTTTTTTTAACTCTTCTTTCTTGCTCATAGTCTACCTATCTTTGCTCTTTGAAGGTTTACGAATAAATCACTAAGGTTTTTTAACGAGCTTGACAAGTATGTTAGCCTGTCTGCTCGCTGCTGCGCGTATACCTTAATGGCATCTAGCTTGCTAGCATAGTCATCCCCTTTTATAGCTTGGAAATATTGACTATCCCAAGAACCGCTATACTGACCTTCTCTTCCTGCTATCATTTTTTTTAGGTTTGCTGTGGCCCAATTTACCCTAGCTATTTCTCTATTATAAGATCTTTGGAGATAAAAAGAAAAACCTCCAAGCAGAAGTGCTGCTTCGGCACATTCGTCTATAGTTAGCTTTTCCATCTGCTGTCGAGGCATTGACATATATCGCTTGACCGATTCATCATGAAAGTCTGCCGAGTATTGACCTAGCCCCAGCTTTGACTCATACTCATCAAGAACTGTGTCTAGCTGCTCTAGTCGTTCCTTTGCTGTATCCTTAAACGCCATTGTTCTTCATCCTCGTTATACGGTAACTCAACATATGTTATATTATTATACTCGCACCAATCCTGTTTTCGCAAATCTCTTTTCTTTTGATTGGCAAAATCCTGTGCTGATGTGTGAAATAGTGTGTTGAATTGATAGTGTTGTTGTCCGTGAACTTCGACGACCAGCTTAAGGG